AAGCCGCGTCCCGCGGGGGACTGCGGAATTGGTCCACCAGAGACACGGGCGCGGGCGCCGGCTCCGGCGCCGGCTCCGGCTCCGGCTCCGGCGTGGCCGGCTGTTCCCACGGCGCCGGCTCCGGCACGGGGGACGGGTCCGCTAAAGGGTCACCCGCGGCCGTAGGCGCCTCTGTAACGGGCGCGGGCGCCTCTGCCGGCGTCCTACCATTCCCGTCACGCGCAATCGCCGCTAGGTGCCGTTTGCCGGCCGCTACGGCGCGGGCGCGCGGGCGCTCCGTCCATTCCGTCCCGGCGCCACATTGACACTTCCAACCAGTCTCCGCGGCCGTCACGTCATGGCCCGGCGCGTCCTCCCTAATTACGTGCATCGTCATTACGCTCCGCCTCTCCGTAGTTTTCCCTCATCCGTTGGATGATTTCTGTTCCCGTTTGGTCCGTCTCTTGCGCCGCGCCGGCAATGAGCAGCAGTAACAATGTCGATTGTCCGCGCGCGATTTTCCCGTGTCCGAAATGGCCGGCTACCGTTTCCACGTAGGCCGGCAGTCCGGTAGTGCAGGCGTCTAGATAGTCAAGCGCCGCGTTTATCTCGTCTGCCATTGTGGCGGAAATAGCCATTAGGCATCCTCTCTAATAGGCGTGACGTTGGCCGGCATTGCGTCCGGGTGCGGCAGCGGTTCCCCGATCCGGTCATATCCGTATTTGGTCCCGTGGAATCGGTAGAGAGGGATAGCAGAAAGGAACGCCGCCATTACCTCCGGACCCGTGTCTACCGGGATTAGGTGCCAGGCGTTCTCCGTCACATGGACGACGCCTGTACGGTCGATCCGCGGCATACGCTTATCCTCGCCGTTCCAGACGAGATATTCGGCGTTCCGATAGGCGGCCATTTGGAGCGCGGCATCCGGATAGACGCCGCTACCTGTCTTCCAGTCCAGTAGCCAACGGTTGCCGTCCGCTAGTTCCGCGATAGCGTCGAAACGGCCGGCGTATCTGTGGCCGGTATGGAAGACAACGCATTCCCGGGCGAGGACATTAGCGCGCCACGTTGTCAGGAAGTCCACAATAAGCCGCGCGCGGTCCGCAATCTCCGGGTCTACCTCGATTGGCTTACCCTCGATTAGTTCATCCGCGGCCGCGTGGATAGCGCGCCCACGTTCCGCGGCCGTGTCTCGCGCCACGTCTCCGGCGCGGACTGCCGCCTTGACCCATTCCCTATCACCTAGGGACTCTCGCGCGTCGCCGTGGATGAGCGCCCACTCTGCCGCCTGCCGTGCGTACCAATTGAGCAGTCCGCCCGCGGGTGAAGAGTTGCGGATAATGGTAGTGACTCCGGGACAACGCCGGCCGTCTAGCGCGTAGACGTGGCCGGACCCGAATTCCCGGACCGTGACCCGTGACTTATCCGGCATTTGTTCCCCGCCTTCCCGGCTCATGTGCCGGATAGATATGTGTCGTATTGAAGGACGCGACGATGAGGCGCACGTGTTCTCGGGTGAATAGGACCCGCCCGCCTTTCCCGCGGACGTGCGGCCAATACCCGCCGTTCACCCGGCGCCGTACCGTGCGGGAGGACGTGTCTAGCAATTGCGCCATTTCGGCCACGTCGTACGTCGTCTCCCACGTAACCTCGCCGTCCGCGTCCGCTATGGCTGTCCGTGTCGGCATACCGGAAACGCAACGCCGGCCCGGGAAATTTGTCTACACCCGTCCGGCGTGTCCCCTTGAATTCGCCGGCGTTTTGTCCCCACGTGTCTAACCGTGTCCATGCGTGACCTAGCCGGGTGCGCCGGCGCCGGCCGGAGGCGCGCCGGCGTTTTGTCCACTCGTGTCCTGTCCTGTCACTGAGACACGCCGTTTAGGTTGTGACTGCACGCGCCGGCGTGCATGATGCGCCTAGCACTAGTCGCGCCTGCCTCCCCTAGCCGGCGCTCATCTAGAGAGGGAACCCATGCCAACAACCCGGCATCTGTCCATCGCCAACGACGACGCGGACGAGCCTGTCCCGGTAGATACGTTCGCTGCGCGCCTGTCAGATAAGGCGCTTCACTGTCGAGAACTCGGCCACACGTGGCGCCCGCTCGTTGCGTCATGGGAACCGGAGTCGCGGTCGTTCCACCGGCGCTTGCGTTGCGCGTCCTGCCGTACGGAGCGCGCGCAGGTCCTCACGGGGCGCGGCCACATCGTCTCTAACCACTACGTCTACCCGCGCGGCTACCTGGCAACCAACGTGGAGGGTGCCGTCTCCGGCCGGCGTGACGTGTTCCGGCTTGAGGCAGTCCTCCGGACCCTGCCGGACGCCCAAATCAAAGCAGTCAGGAAGGCAATCTAGATATGGCACAGTCACTCGTTATCCACAGTCATTGCGATATGTGTTTAGCCGCGACAGGCAAGGAAACGCCGGCCGACACATACCGTATCGACGTGCAGGTTTTGGGGGAACCGGATTCCCCTAAGGCGTTTGTAGTCGAATTGTGCAGCGAACACGGTTCGCCGTTGTCTAACGCCGTCCTATCGTTGGTATCCCTAGGCCGGCCGCCCGATCAGATAGCGCGGGAACCGCGCCGCGCCGCGCCTGCCGCGCCGCAAACGCTCGTTTGTCCCACGTGCGGCCACCGGGCCAATTCCCTACAATCCATGCGGGCGCATTTGCGGACCGATCACGATAGTTCCCTATCGGATGCGGGATTCCTGCCGGCCGCCTTTACGTGCGAGCATTGCGGAAACACGTTCCCAAAGGCGCAAGGATTAGCCGCGCATATCCGCACCCGGCACCCGGACGCCTGGAAGGAACGCAAACAATCGGCGTAACCTCCGCGTCTGCCATTCGTTTAACGGGGGCGCTTCCGCTATGTTCTCGTCCGCCCATTGAATTACGGCGTTCTCGTCCACGGAATCGCTAGAGGTGCGTAGTCTATTCTCCGGCACGGGGGAATGGTGCCGGGTCCGGCCGGAGACGGGTAGATAGAGACGGCGTGTTTGGGGGAACACGCCGGCTAATTGGGCATTAGCGTCTAACTCTGTCTACCCGTCTCCACTAATTCGGCCAATCGATTAGGTCCGCGTACGGCCGGTGATCGGATGAGTCATCGTCCTTTAGTAGCCATGCGTCCTTATCGCGCCGGCCGTCCGTCCACGTGGCATCTATGAGCCTGTCCCCGTGCGTCCCGCCGTTGGGATATGGCTTTTGCCATGTGCACGTCATCTGATCGAACACGTTACGCACGTAATCCCGAAAATAGTCCATCTTGAAATTGACATTCCAGTCCGCGCATAACATAGCCAAATCTACGCCGTGATTTTCTTTCTGATCCTGCCGGTAATCGTGCAACCCGCGTAGTCCGTCCTGCCAGGCGGCCACGGCGTCATCGTTGTCATGCGCCCAACCGTTCCCGTCCTGCACGCCGGACGGGAAATGGACGACGGCTACCCATAGCCGGCGCTTACCGTCCGTCTCTTTCAGGACGACGGACGCGGCTACTAGTTTATGAACGTGCCCGGAGATTAGCCACGTTTTATCCGTGAGTTTCCGCGTGCCGTCCGCGACCTTTTCCCATTTCGATTTCCGCCACATGCACGCTACGTCCGTTTTATCGTGCGGGTGGAAATGTCCCCAACCGTCCGCCTCGCACGCGGAGGCGCGCTCCGCGTTAGTGATTTCCGTGAACGTCATAAGATTTCCGGACGGGTCCTCCGCCGTGGCGCCTCTGTCTACCTGTTTAGCCAATCCCGTAACGGAGCGGTCGTAACGTGAGGACGAATGGCCGTGTCGCGGATAGGACATATCTAGGACGGTACGCAGAAAAACGGCCGGCCGCTATCCCTCTGCGCCTAGGGATAACGGCCGACCGCGTGTGAGTGTGCCACATATTTAGTTGTCGGCCGGCGTTGCGTAAACCCGGCCGCTACCCGTTCCCCTTTTCGCCCGTTTCATTCATAGCCGCCCGGATAGCGCCGGCTAACGAATAGGCGCGGTTTGCTAGTCCCCGGTCCGTCCCGCCTAACCTGTCCCCGATATCCTCCGCCATATCCGCTAATTGTCGCCACGGGTGAAACGACGGGTTACGCGGACAATAGCGCCCGTGCGCGCCTAACCCGCGGCACCCGCCACAATCGCTCACGCTCCACCCGTCCATACGAAACGGATACGGTACGGGTTGAATTCCTGCCGCCCGCCACGGCCGGCACGCCGGAGGACAGGCGTCCCTAGGACGCCGATAACGGCGCGTTGTCTGTCCACGGGTAGCGCGTCGAATTCCGCGGCCGTGTCCTCTAGGGACAGTCCTACCAAGCCGCGGAGCACCCGCGCCGGCCGTAGCCGTGCGTCCGTCTCCGCGTGCGCGGCCGCCTCCAATTCGGCTAGGCGCTCGTTAATGACGCGGGTGGACTCTTGCACCTGCTCCGGCGTCATGTGACCTAGCGCGGCCGCGCCCGGTAGGTCCTTATCCCGGCGCGCCTCTAGGGTCACACGCTCCGTCTCGCGCGCCTCTGCCGCCTCTCTGTCGTCCTCCGGGACGAATACGCCGGCCGCGTCCACCCGGGCCAAGCGCCGGACTACCTGCACGCGGATAGCCAACTCCACGGCGCTCACGGGCGCTTGCGTGTGTTGTCCGTGCCGGCACACGTAGGCGGGTCCCGACTTGAGGCGCGTAGGCCGGCCGTACATTTTGTGTCCGCACGCCGCGCAGAGAACGACGCCGGATAGCGCGTACGTCCTGCCGCCTTGGTAGCCGGAGGACATACCCGGGCGGGTCCTGTCCTCTAGCACGCGACCCACGGCCGCGAATAGGGACGGTTCCACGATGCCGGGCCAGGATGCCGGCACGTCCCTACCGTCGTATTCGCGCACGCCGATTAGGTATTTACGCCGGAGCATTTTGGAGACGTTGCCGGCGCGGAATTCTTTTCCGGTTGCCGTGCGTAGGCCGGCCGCGTTCCAACGGCGCACAATGGACGAAATGGATTCTCCGTCAAGAATGCGCCGCATAGCGTCGTTAAGCGCCTCCGCCTCTTCCGGCACGGGCGCGGCCATTTTCGCGTCATAGCCAAACGCGCGGCCGCCTCCGTGCCATTGGCCGTTTTCTCCCCTTTCCTTATGCGCGCGTTTCTGCCGGAGCGACATTTTGGCTATCTCCGCCTCCGCTAATACGCCGGCAATCTTGGCTAGCGTCACGGAATCCGGGTCCGTTGGGTCGATTACCGTTCCGGTTTGCGATTGGATAATCCGCGCGCCGGCGTCGCGGCAGGCGTCTAGCAAATCGTCAAGGTCCCGCGTCTGCCTAATAGCGCGGTCCAATAGCCAAACGATCACAAAGGCGGGAGACTCCGCCCGAATAGCGTCTAGCAATTCTTCCCAACCGTCACGGCGTTTAGTCCCGAACCGGGACGCGCTAATCCCGTCGTCTACGTAGTGCACGGGCGCCGGCAGTCCGCGCGCCTCCGCGGCCGCGTTGTTGTCGGCCGTCTGCCGGCTCACGGCGCGCGAGATTTCCTGTCCCGTCTCGCGCTCACGGAATCGGCTTACGCGGTCGTATGCCAAAACGGCGCCGGCAGTAGCCGGCGCCGTGGCGCGTGTCGTCGCGGTCACCTGTCATCCGCGTCGTAATAGTCATCGTGGTCCGGACGGGACAGGCGCGCGTAATGGTCCGCGTAGGACCCATCCGCGCCGCCCGTGCGGGTAGGACAGTCCGCGGCGTGATAGTCCACGCAACCACACGCGCCTAGGGTGCCGTCGTCACCCGCCCACGTGCCAAACGCGGAGGCGCGCTCCGCGTCGTCCTCGTCCGGCAATGCCGGCACGAATCGAACCGGCGCGTCCGGGTGGGAGGCAACCCAACGGCGCGCGGCGTCCGCGTGCGGGAACGTTGCGAACGGGTGGCGGGTAGGTTTGCCGGCGTAGAGCGCGTAGGCGGCGTGGCGGGTCATGTGTGTCCAATCGGGTAGCCGGCGCCGTGTTGCGCCGTAGGCGCACCCTAACACACCTTTGAGTAACCGGCATCGTCCGGCTACTCGAAAGGGTGCCAGTCCTCGAGGGTCACAACGGGACACGTCCGGACAGGACCCGCCACGCGCACCCGCAAACATTGACTGTCCACCCGTTAAGCCGCTACTAATTTTGCCAGGTCATGCCCGGCCGCGGGCGGCCGTAGCCTCCCCCGGCATGGAAGGACCAACTCGGATGACAACAGGTGTCCCACGACCGCTAGACGGAGGCAACCCGGCTCGACTCGTGACCCTACGCACCGCGGCAGAGGCGCTAGCCGTGTCGGAGCGGACCGTACGCCGGTTCATCGCGGCCGGCTACCTAGACGCCTTCCGGGTAGGCCCACGGGCGATCCGGGTTAGCGTGGGAGACGTAAACAGGATGATCCAACGCATGCCGTCCGGCACCCGCTACGTAGTGAAGGACGGAGACGAAACGGAGGAAGGCGCCGACGACGGCCGGGAGGACGATTAGCCATGATTACAGATACGCGCCCGCCGCACCCTATGCGGACCCTAGTTTGGGTCGCGCTCACGTGGGTTTTTTCCGCGATTAGTGCCGCCGTGGCTATTTATCACCGCGATTGGGACTGTGCGCTTATCGCGGTTAATGCCGTCGTTATCGCGGCCGGTTGGGTATTCGCGTCCTCCCGGTGGGCAGAATGGCAGGCGCAAGCGCTATCGGCTAATAGGGAACTAGAGAGACGCGCACATGACGCGCCATAGGCGCCCGGTAATAGCGCGTACCCTAGGACCCGCGAAAGAGGAACCGCGGCATAGGCGGGACGCCGATCCGGATAAGGACAACCCGCCTAACGAGAACGCCGGCGCGCCGGGTAGCGACGCCGGTAGGGAGGACGACGGTTAGCCTTCTCTCCCGGAACGGCCGTCGTCCTCCCGTCCTTCCAGACGGGACAATCGTTCCCGTGTGTCGTTTAGGCGCCGGTTGAGCGCGACCAATATGCGCCCGATAATGACCCACGAAACGACGACGATAGAGGCGCCGCTCACAACGACGGACGGCGCCGGCACGTTTAGTCCGTCCGGTCCAATAGCATGCCTAGCGCAGTCTTAGCCATAACCGTATTGTCGTCATCGTCCGGCTTAGGGTGACTAACTACGTCCCCCATTAGCGCGTCCATCCGGGCGATAATCTCCTGTTGGCTATTGGCAATCTGCTTTTTGATCCAGTCTTTATCGTCTCCGTTTAACACGTCGTCCTCTCCGCCTCCGGCGCCTGATCCTCCGGAAGATTGGTAGTTAATCGACGGCGCGGGGTCGCGGATGATATCGCAATTCCACCCGCCACTAGGGACCGAATGCCGCTCGAAATGCAGGTGAGGTCCGGTTGCGTTTCCTTCCGCGCCTACCTTGCCAACCGTGGCGCCGGCGTCCACGTGGGACCCGTTGGCCGGCGCCCGGGTATACATATGCGCGTAGAAATCGCGGGTCCCGTCTCCCGGCACTATCTCCAATTGGTGATAACCAAACGCGGAACCATGATCGCAGTAAACGACCTTTCCGCCTCTAGCCGCGACGACGCGCGTTCCGGACGGAGCGGGATAATCCACGCCGGTATGAATACCGTTTCCGTAGGCGTCCGGGTGACAGGACCAGTAGGACCCGCGCCGCCCGTACGGCGTGCCTATCGCGTGGCCGGGGACCGGAATCACTAGGTAACACGCGGGACAACCCGCACCCTTAGACACGGCATAGCAGAGGCGCCAAAGGTCGCGGTTACCGGGTCCGCGTTATGGACTTCCCCCACGGTCATTAGCGCGGCCGCCACTAGGTCTAATAGCGCGTCACCTCGCATAACCGTATCCGGCTCATACCCGGCCGGCAGGATGACTAGCGCGTCGTATTCGTGCACGCCTAGCGTCCGTAGCCGGCCGCCCGTGTATGGAGTGAACGCCCAACGCGGGAAGGCGTCGAATTCGTGCGGGTTGTCCGGCGCGGATGCGTAGGCGGTCACTCCGGGGACGGTCGCTAGCGCCGTGGCTATCGCGTTCCTAGCCACGTTCGCGCGTCCAATGGGGTCACTAGTCACGCGGGCGCCGTTCGTCCGCCTCCGCGGCGTCTGCGGCGTCCTGTGGCGCAGCGGCCGGCGCGTCGTCTACCGGCACGGCGTCATATTCGCCCGTGTCGTCTCCGGAGTCTGCCGGCGCCACGTGCGCGCCGTCCTCTGCGCGTGCCGGAGCGTCGTCCTGTGCGTCGTCCTGTGCGTCGTCGTCATCCCGGCGCGGGTCCTCTGTCATGGCTTTACCCTTTCTCATTAGCGACGGGTTATTCCGCCACGTCCGTAATTTCCTGCCCGCATACGCCGCATTGAACAGAATCGACGCGCGCCGTTTCTCCGTCCTCGCCCGTGAAATATAGTTCCACGTCGATAGAGTGACCTGCATTAGAGCACCCGTCCGTCCGGCAAACAACCGCCGTAGCCATATCCGTTTCCTTTCCTTAAGCCGCGTCCACCGCGATCCAATGCACGTCAAAGGGTGTTCCGGCGCCGGTAGTTCGGACGCCGGTAATCGTGCAACCCGTGGCGGTCGGTAATTGATTCTGATAAACACAACAACCCGTGTTAGCCGGCGCGGTTCCAACGGTTGAGCACGTCACCCGCGGAGGATTGGCAAACCGGCCAACCGGGAATGTCACGGCTACCTGATAATTGGTCCCGTTCGCGGACACGGGAACGGTAAGGACGCCGGCCGCTAGCGTGCCGGCGCGGGTAGTAACCGCCTCCGCGAGATTCTTAATAGCGTCGTCGCCGTCCATAACGCGATCCGTCCCCACCGGGTACGGATAGCCTTTGGCAGTATTAGCCGGCATAGTTCCACGTCCTAAACATAGGTATTCCACGTTTTAGCGGGCGGCACCTGATCCCAACGGAGAGACGCCGGCGCGTCGTCCCAACGTCCTAGGTTCGGCGTAGGGCCAAAACACGCCGCATCGTCCCACGTTCCCGCGCCGTAATTGTCCCACGTCGTCTCCGGTAACGTGTCGTTCCATCGTGGCGGGGGAACGGTCCGGCAGTAACCCGACACGGCTAGCGTTATGTCGTGGATTCCCCATTCCAGAGTTTCCGTCCATCCCTCTACCCAAAGATATGCAGACGTAGGCGCCGTGCCGGCCGCGGGTAGTCCGCTGAGGGATACCAAGGAATGCATTTCTAGCGCCAATAGGGACGCGGTATCCGCGGCGTCTAGGCCGGCAACGTCTACCGGCAATTCGTCCATGATCCAAACCGGCCGGCTGTTCCGGGTTAGTAGCATCGTGCCCATAGCCGCGGCGTCCGCCTGTGCGGCTAGTTGCGATCCCGTGACGAATTCATACCGGCCGAATGCGGCTATGGAGTCTGCGCGCTCATCGGTAAACCGCGCCTGATCCGCGCCGGCTACGGGCGCGCCGTAGCCGATAGAGACGCGGTTAATCAGTCCGCCCGAATTCCGTAGCCAACGTGGAGTAACGAGAATGTCGCACACGTCTAGGACTAGGCCGGTAACCGTGCCGCGCCGGTGATTAGCGTCCGCGTACCGAATTTCTCCGCGTACGGTGCTCCACACGATGCCTCCGGCGTCCTGTGCCGTCCCCTGTGCCACGTCTAGCGCCGGTTGGCTATCCACGTCCCGCGCGAGGATTTGAACCGTTCCCGGGTCCGAATAGAGAGGGTCGAGAATGACGCCGGCCGCGGCTAATACCTTTGCCACGCGGGCGCCGTCCAATTCTTGCGCCCACGGCGTATCTCCCACGATGCGCCGACCCAACGCCGCTAGCGGACCCGTGGCGATTACCTGCAATGCCTCCCGGTTCGGCGTGTCCTCTCCGGCCGCCTCCCACGTCTGCGCGATATCCGAGATAGCGCCGACGAAACGGGTTACGGCCGCGTGGCCGGCTAGCGCGGTAGCCACGGTTACTAACCCGCCCACGTCTAGGGACGCCGGATAGGACTCCGTATCCGTGTCTAACGACATATCCAATGTCACGGAACTAGCGTCCGGTTGGCTATTCGTATCGTCCCGGCCGAAATGGATAGTCACCTTATCGACTAGACAGGAGATATCGACGGCCGCGCCTCCGCTAGCCGGCGTAATCGTGACGGTATGCGTGCCGATCATGCCGGCGTCCCGGACGCAATACGCCTATTGTGGCCGCCTAGAATCCGGTTCACTTGTCGCGCCACGCCTTCCGGGTCTAGCGCGCCGGTAATGTTAATGACGATGCCGGCGCCTCCGCCTCCACCCGTGGCGGCACGGGCGCCCGGTACGGCCGGCGCCGGTCCT